TTGAAAGCACAATGGACTCCAGAATTTGCTCAAGATTTGAACGCTTACCACTCGGTAGATGCTGAATCAGAAGTAACTTCAATGTTGTCTAACTACATTGCAATGGAAGTTGATTTAGAATTATTAGGTATGTTAATTGAAAATGCTGCTACAACAGGTTACTGGTCAGCTGCTAACAATACATTCTGGAATGGTTCAGGATTTACAACTGTATCTGCAAACTCACAATCAGGTAATATCTCAGGATACTACAACTCTCAAGGTGAGTGGTTCCAAACTATCGGAACTGTATTGCAACAAGTTTCTAACAAAATTCACCAAAAGACATTGCGTGGTGGTGCTAACTTCTTAGTTTGTTCTCCAGCAATTGCTACAGTATTAGAATCTATTCCAGGATTTGCTACTGACGGTGATGGTGAGAAATCAGAATTCGGATTTGGTATCCAAAAAATCGGTTCATTAAATTCTCGTTACAAAGTTTACAAGAATCCATACTTAACTTCTAACCAAATCTTGATGGGTTATAAAGGATCTCAATTCCTTGAGACTGGTGCTGTTTATGCTCCATACATTCCGTTGATCATGACTCCATTAGTATACGATCCAGAAACATTTACTCCACGTAAAGGTTTGATGACTCGTTACGCTAAGAAAATGGTTCGTCCTGAATTCTATGGTAAAGTGTTTGTTCACGGATTAGAAACATTAGGATACTAATATTACTAATTTTTAGAATAGAAAGTAAGGTCGGAGCTCAGCTCCGGCCTTCTTTTGTTTATCATAATAAATTAATCTTTACATATTTATTGCTGATAACTAAAACAAGTTTTATGAGTTCAAATCACCATACTGATGCGATTTTTCAGGAAAAACGTAAACCTAAAAATCCAATCAAGTTTCAAGTTCAACTAAATGAAGAACAAAAAGAAACTAAAAGTGTAATATTAGCTAATGACATAACAGTCATTACCGGACAAGCAGGAAGTGGTAAAACGTTAGTAGCAGTCCAAACAGCATTAGATCAATTATTCAACAAAGAAGTTGAAAAGATCATTATAGCAAGACCAGTAGTAACGGCTAAAGAAGATATTGGTTTTTTACCTGGTGGTATTAAAGAAAAATTAGATCCATTTGTTGCTCCAATATATGACAACGCATATCGAGTATACGATAAAGAAAAAGTGGATATGTATTTTGAACGAGGACAAATAGAAATTGTTCCGTTTGCATTTATGCGTGGACGTAACTTTTCAAATGCATTCATTATTGTAGACGAAGCACAAAACGTTACTGATGCTCAAATGGAGATGGTAATATCTCGTTTATGTAAAGGAAGTAAAATGGTGATTGTAGGCGATACATCTCAAGTCGATTTAAAAAATAAAAAAGACTCTGGTATGTATTTTCTATCAAAACAAGTTGCTGGTTCTATTCCAGGAGTAGCATCTGTTATATTAAAAACAAACCACAGACACCCAATTGTGGAATCAGTTTTAAACATGTATAAAGAACATTTATAGTATAACATATCACTTCGATATTTATATTAAATACTAGATTAATAAATGGCTAATATAGCAATATATACTGGAACTTCAACTTTTACTACTGGATCCACTCCATTCGGATTTTATGATAGCGATGCTCGATTCCAAGCAGATGCTGATAAAGTAGTAAAATGGTGCGCACAGCGCTTAGGTTATCCAATTGAAAATATCGAATTACAAGATATCCAATTCTATACTGCATTCGAAGAAGCAGTTACAGTATACGGAAATGAAGTATATCAATGGAAAATTAGAGAGAATTATATTTCGATGGAAGGATCCTCAACTGGATCGGCTCTAAATAACCAAGTAATTACTCCTAATTTATCATCTACAATACGCATTGCTTCAACTTATGGATCTGAAGCAGGTACTGGTGGTACTACAACTTGGTATACAGCCTCAATTCCAATAACAGCAGGTAATCAAAATTATAATTTAAATACTTGGGCAAGTGCTTCTGCATCACTACAACCAGGCGATTCGATTGAAGTTAAAACAGTATTTCAACAAACACCACCAGCAATTGTTCGTTATTTTGATCCATATGCTGGTACAGGTACAGGTATACAATCATTACTTGAAACATTTAACTTCGGATCATATTCTCCAGGTATTAACTTTATGTTAATGCCATTAAATTTTGATATGCTTAAATTACAAGCAATCGAATTAAATGACCAAGTAAGAAAATCAGCATACTCGTTTGACTTAATAAATAATCAATTACGATTATTCCCAATACCAGTAGCAGATACTACTTTATTGTTTCATTATATTAAAAAATCAGAACGTAATCAATTATTTGTAAGTGGATCAGCTACCAATTTGGTTACAAATGTGTCTAACGTACCTTACAATAATCCAGTATATGCTCAGATTAACTCAGTAGGTAAAATGTGGATATTCCAATATACATTAGCATTAGTAAAAGAAATGCTAGCATATGTACGTGGCAAATATACTACTGTACCTATTCCAGGTGCTGAAGTAACATTAAACCAATCAGATTTATTAACTGATGCTCGCTCTGAAAAAATAGCATTATTAGAACAATTAAGAGGAACATTAGAAGATTCCTCTAGAACAAAACAATTAGAAAAACGCTCAATGGATGAAGGGTTTGTAAATCAAACTTTACAACAAGTGCCATTACCGCTTTATATATTTTAATATGAAATTAGTAGATATACTTTTAGAAGCAGTTGAAACATATTTTGTGTCTGCCATTATTAAAATGGAAAAAAAACAATCTAATTCAACTGAAATTTATAATCAAGTTAGAGCAATTAAGGATATTGTTGTGATTAAAGTTATTTCAAATGAAAAATTAGAAGCATTATCTGATGCTAATTATGATTATGCTTTACTTGAAATTAAATTTATTAATGAAGTAACACCACAAGAAACAATTCAGATGATTAAACAAAACGCTTTAAAAATACCTGGATTAGTTAAATTTTTTCCACGTGCTAAATCATTAACGAAAATTAGAAACTACTAATATGGCATTATTTGGAGGTTCTAGAGATATATCTTTATTTCGTCACATTAATAAAGAACTGATTAATAATATTATCCAACAATCTGTTGGATATTACAAAATAAATTTAGATAGAACCGAATCTAATCTGTATGGAGAATCATTAACAAAAACATATAATGATCCTATTTTAGTAAATTGTTTAATTGAACGTAATGCTCAAGCATGGACTGAAACTGAATTTGGTACTGATGTCACACGTGAAATTAATGTACGTTTTCTACGTGATATTCTTGTAGATATTCAATTAGTTCCTGAAGTTGGCGATGTTATGTTATGGCAAGAAAACTATTATGAATTATCGGGAATTGTTGAGAATCAATTTGTAGTAGGTAAAGATCCATCATATGCATATGATGATACTGCTGATTTTGGTTCTAGTATTTCAATTATCGTAACTGCTCAGTACATACGTCCTGAAAAGTTAGGTCTTAAACAAGAACGATTATAATGGCTAGAGATTTAAAACCACTTCCTAAAAATCAATCACAAGTCGTTCAAGAAGCATTTGTACCTTATGACAATACTATAAGTAAAGTACAAAGCGATACTGTATTTTCTAAGAATAGAGCAAAAGAAATCTCATTTAAAGGAAAACAACAGAAAGATTTTTCTGTTTCATTAAAAGATCACGATGAAGTAATCAAATATTACTTTGAAAATACTATAAAACCATCAGTAATTCAAAATGGTGAACGAGTGATGGTTCCTATTATGTATGGTTCACCTGAACGTTGGAAAACTGTACAATCAGATGGTGTATTACGTGATAAAGATGGTAAGTTACTTACTCCACTTATCATGTATAAGCGTGATACATTAGAAAAAAATCGTTCTTTAGGAAACAAACTAGATGGAAATAAAGTACATCACTATCAATTATTTGAACAGAAATTCAATTCAAGAAATCAATATGATAAATTTTCAGTTATAACAAATAAACAACCTTCAAAAGAGGTGTATATGTCTGTTATACCTGATTATGTTACTTTAACATATTCATGTATTATATTTACTGATTATATAGAACAAATTAATCCAATTATTGAAGCAATTAATTTTGCAAGCGACTCGTATTGGGGTGATTTTTCTCGTTTTAAATTTAGAGCAAGAATTGATTCGTTTTCATCTACTACTGAAGTAACAACAGCAGATGGTAGAGCAGTTAAATCAACATTTAATATTGTTTTAAACGGATACATAATTCCAGATGCAATTAATAAACAAATTGCAAATGCTGATATGTACTATGGTACTTCACAATTAATATTTAATTTTGAAACTACTACTTCAGATCTAGATACAGTAACAGCAACAGCTACAGTAGTTACTCCTGGTGGTTCTACTACTATATTTGAAGGTGGAAGTAATATTTCCGTAACTATTAAAGGAGCTGCATTAGGTGATGCTGAATATTTAGCTATTTCAATATCTAAAACTGCAACTACAGTAACACAAAATACAGCAGTATTTACAGCTATATTTGCCCAACCTCCTGTAGATTCAACTTTACCATCTACATCTAAAACAAATTTTACATTCTATGCTAATGGTGTTAATATACCAAATGACTATGTAACTTCATTTGTTGATAATTTAGATAATACTTGTACATTAACGATTAATACTACTGGTTTAGGATATTATTTAACTGGTAAAGAAATAACAGCTGTAGGTAAATTCCAATAATATGCCTTTAATTACATTAGATCAAATATTATCTCCACTTAGATTAGATCCAAATGATCCATTAAGAATCATTATGTCTGGTAGTTTATATGTATCTGGTTCATCTACATTCCGACAATTAGAATCATCTAAACCTGCTTTAATAGTATCAGGATCACAAGATATTGTTGATTCTAAAAATGTAGCTACAAGTTCACTATTTGTAAGTGGCGGACTAGATGGTGGAGGATTTTAATCAATATTCCTTATTTTGCTAATATTTATGTATAGCCCTATATAGGTGCCTATTAGTATATACTGTTAATAATTAGCAAATGTCTCAAAATATCAGGCTTAAAAGAAGTGCTGTACCTGGTCGTATACCTACTGTAGAACAATTAGAGTTAGGTGAAATTGCATTAAATACCTACGACGGTAAATTATATCTAAAGCAAGAT